TGTATAGATTTTTTTTAGATTTCCGGGAAAATGTAATTCAGTTTTACCCACTTCCTTTTTTTACAAAATTCTGAAATCAGATTTTTCTGTTCAAAAATTCATATAAAGATATTATCTTATTTATTTAATTCTTTTGCTAATTCTTTGGGTGTCTGATGAAATAAATAAGTTTCTTGATCCATATATATAAATTAGATACTAAAACTTCTTTTTCTTATTTGTTGTTTATTAATAAATAACAAATAAAACCTTTTTAGTTGTAAAAACGACCAATCAGAAAAATCATTCATTCTTTTCTAAATCATTATTTAGATTTTCTAATATTTGAGACATGACTCTTAAATCTTGATTTACAATTTGGACTGTCTGATTCATTTGTTTTGGTGTCGGATACTTTTTTCTACCTTTCAGATTGTGTGGGAGACCTTCCTTTCTGGAAATTGGCTTGTCATCTCTAAAGAATGTATATTCCCCGTTCACTATCCGGACATCTGCTTTAGGTAATACCATTCCCTTTCTATCCTTTCTTTCGTAAAAATAATATACTAAACTATATCTATTTCCTTCAAAATCTTCCACACTATGTAAAACTTTAGAAAAGTCTGTAATTATTGGTTTATATTTAATGTCATGACTACCAGATAATTCTCCTTCATGAATTAATAAATTACCTTTTGAATAGTCTCCAAATCCTACTAAGAAAGATTCTCCTTTATTATTTTTATCATAATGCTTATCTGCTTTATAATTCTGATTAATAGTTATAGAGTTCCAAGGAATATTTACATATTTCTTACCAAACTCTAAAAGATGGTAATAGAGTTTTGCTCTTAACCAACAATTTCTGGAATAATCTGGTAATAGATTTCTGCGGTTCACAACACCAAACACTTGAGACCTTCCTGCCCCTGATGTTAATCTATAATAATTTATTGGAATCGGATTTTTATTTATTTCAAATAATATATCTTTAAAGGCTTCTTGGGGAATCATACAATAGTATTAGAAACTATTTTCTTTTTGCTATCTTCTTTTCTTTACGCAGATAAGATAAAGTAGCAGCTATCTTTTGTTTCTCAGCATGTTCTTTTGTTAATGCTTTCTTTGATAATAAAGTTCCACCTTCAGATTTAACTTTATAACCACCAGAAACCTTTACCACCTTATAAGGCATTTTCTAATTAAATTCCATTATTATTGTTTTAGTTTCAATATGAAATCGTAAGGGATTTTCTTCATTTAGTTTTTTCTGTTCTTTTTTCTCTTTACGATATTCTAATAAACATTCTTTACACCATGATATTGTCCCATCTATATATGTCTTTGTATTTTTGGTTTTATAAAAAAAATCTAATTCTAAGAATTTGTTACACTTTTTACAAAACTTTCCCATCTAAAATATAATCTGATTATTTATTATAAGATGGAACCACATTTTCCGCAGAAAATCGTTAAATTTAATAATCCTAATCTTGTTAATCTTTATAATTATATTGATATCTCTGGATTCCCGGAAGATAAAAAATATATTTCTACCATCACAGAACATAACATACAACCAGAAATATCCTTTTCTAACATAGAAGAGTTTGTAAGCACTTTTCGGAATGATAAAGATTTACAAAAAGTTCCCTTACCTGAACGCATGTATGAAAAGTTCAATATTCCTAAACCAGAAATTATGTCATTAAACTCTTATCTTTTTAATAGTATTAAAGCATGTATGAGTGCTGGATTTCAATCTGAAACAAGAACTCCTAAAGATAATATCATTAGACCTATGCCTTTTATCTCAACTATTCATTACAAAGATTTATCTGGTAATGATTGCGTTATTCATTCAACTATTAAAGGTGATACTTCTCTTTAATATGTCTTAATGCTTGAGTTTTACTTTTGAACTCCCACAGATAGTGAAAACTCCAAAATCCAGCAGTCAGAGGATCATTCCAATCCTCATTCTTTTTATGTCTTTGAATATATCTCTCTCTTCTTTCTTCGTCATGATGTAATGTATAGTCTGACATTCCTGACGCTCCAAATGATACTTTTCTCTCGCGACCATTTACATCCAAAAACGCATCATATTTCTTTGATGGGTTTGTGGATTTCTCAATTCTTAATAACTTCATCTACCATTTCTCATTATTGTTTTTATACGATTTTTTAATTTGTTATCTATTTCTTTTATAACCCACTTTAAATACTCTCCTCTTAATTCTTGTTCTTTATCATAATAAATTGGTTGATTATACATATCTGTCCCTACTTGAATAAGACTATCATATTTATTATTAAAATCAAAATTTAAATTTAATTTATATAATCTATTATTATTTATATTTTCTAATAAATTATCTACATAATTATAAGAATTCATATAACTGTTATAATCAAAATTTATCTCAGATATACTTGTTTCTATAATAAAATTATCAATAAGTTTTCTTTTCTTTTTCTTATAATCTTCCATATATCCTTATATTAGATATTAAAAACCATTATTTGAACGGTAGCGTGTTCTGGTTGCTGGAGCAAGTTGTATAGGTGCTTCTCGTCGTAATGTATTTAATTCTGGAGCAGTTGATGGATTAGCATCTCTTATATCTTCATATCTTACCTCCATATGATTTGGGCGACTGATTTGTCTTTCTATGTCTCGTCGTCTCATATCCATTATCACACCTCTAATTTCTTCAGGGCTATAACCTTTTGCTTCTAAATCTTGTACCTTACGCTGTAATTCTTTAGAGGCAAGTTCACCAAAAAATTCTGTTAGATTTCTCTGGGATTGATCCAATTCTACTGGAGGTCTCATCCACTGATGAGGCATATTTGCTTCATCTGTTTGTCTTTCTAAGATTCCTAATGAACTTAATAAATCAGCTGGATATTCATATACATTAGCATCCGTATTAGTCCAATTGGCTCTTTCTACTTGATTACCATAACCAGCAGGACCTGGCTTTCCTAATGGATAGTATCCCGGTTCTCTTTTGATTTGGTTAAATTCTCCGTAATATGGGGCTTTTTTGTTATATCTTACTTTATTACCCACATCTGTAAAATTATTAATTGGATTACCAATATCTTGACCGTGTAAATAACCAGAAAAACTCACCCCTTCTACCTCTTTGGGGTAAACATAGTCATAACCACCTTTAGTGCCTTGGATATCATTAATACCTTGTTTATAGACACTTCTGGCAGTATATGTCTGGGATGTAGCCTTTTCTGGATTTCTATACCCAATCTTATCTAAATAATCCTGTACGTGAGAATTGTAAGTCTTCATCTATATATTATTTTTTTAATAATCTATCTAATAAATCATATCCCGTTAATGGTTGTGTTTGTTTCATAGGTTTTGGTTCTTTATAATTTTGAATTACTTGTGATGGTTGTTCTATTGTTTGTTCTTCTTTAAAGTTTTTGACTCTGGGCTTTCGTTTTATTTCTTTCTCTAGGACTAATGGAGGCGGTGGGAGTAATAAAAATGCTATTTCGTTTTTAAATTGATGTAAATCATCTTTTGTTAAATAATTCTGTGGTTTAGATTCTTGAGGTTGGGGGACTGGTTTAGTATTTACCATTTCTGTTTTAGGGGGAGTGGGTTCTGGCTCAGAGTCGGAAGACAATTCTATAGAAACCGATCGCTGTGGTGGTTTTTCTTTCTTTTTCCTTCCACCTACTTTCTCACCTTTCTCTCGTCGTTCTTTCATTTTGGCTAACATACTCTGAGTTGCCTTTTTCTGAGCTTCAGTTCGTTCCTTCTTGGGCTTCTCCATATAATCATATATTAGATTTAATATTTAATACAATAGTTTAATACCAGATAACTATTAACAAGTGAGAAAGCAGCACCATTTGAACCAGAGTTAGTTATTGTATTACCTGACGCATCATAGATTACTGCTGTTGTATTGGGGCCTCCCACATTTGGATATCCAGAAGTATTACCACTACCAGATGCTAAAGATGTTCCACCACCTTGAAAAGTTCCATGAGCGTGTGATGCGATATTTGAAGGTGTAAGGGCATATGAATCTGCTCCACCAGTTCCACCAATCGCATAATTAGAACCATTATAACCTCTTATTGTTCTTGCTTGTGCGTTCGGAAGATTAAAAGTCACATTATTTGTTTTGGTGACTGTTCCACCAGAACCAGAACCAGAACCTGATGCAATGTTAACTAATACTGTAGTTGGTGAAGCAAAAGTAACAAGTCCATTATAAATAACGCTTCCAGTATTAAAAGAACATGAATCTCCACTACTTAAATAAAGATTAGTTGCTGGGCTAGTCCAATTTAGAGTAAGAACTGTGCCAGAAATACCCCATGATGTCACAGAAACTGCCCCTCCATTACCAGAACCATATGTGGTTCCTAATATAGCAAATAAATCTGCGTAATTATTTCTGCTAATAGCACTACCATCGCAATTAAAATAACCAGCTGGGGGAGTTGATACTGGATATTGAATAATTGTACCAGTTGGCACTAATTCGCCATTTTGGGTTGAACCATAAGTAGAACCCCAATATGGATAAGGTTTTCCTAATCCTGGAATACCAGCACTCATCTAATATGGTTTAATACTGGATATTTGATTTAAAAGATTTTGATTTGATAGGTTCACTATTGTTGTCATCGTTGATAGTTTAACATTAATTACTGTAGATAGTGATGCTTTATAATCTGGGTCGTTTGTTTTTAGCCAATCATTATATAAATCTTTTGCTATATTTAAATTGAAAGATGGCGGGATATACTGTGGTGCGTTCATTCTACTAAATATATTTTTTATGTATCATAATTATTTCCACCAGATGGGAAATATCTTGCGTTTGCTAATCCCATTTGTAAGGTCATTGTATATCTTGACGCACTGGGGTCAGAGTAAATAATATTGTATGTTGTAAAACCAGTAGAAACATAACAACCAGATTGTAATGTTGTAAATGTAGAATAACCAGTATCTGGTGTGGGAATTGTAATAAACGCATCTTTCTGGTCAAAAGAAGATACATACATCCCTGGAGTGTATAAGATACTTCCATTGATGGTCGCATTACCAGCAGCAGATGTTAAAGATAATATTGCCTTCTGTTGGATTCCAAAATTACCAGTTCTTGGAAATCGGACATTAGAATATAATAAGATACCCACACCGCCAGCATTATTGCCATTAATTGCGAATGTAGATATTGGAACATTCTGTAATGTAGAATTGAAGTTTAATGGTTTATTATTGACACTACTTAGATATGCTTTTGGAGCAGATAAGAAGTTTGTATTGAAAGAACTAATAGATGCTATTCCGCTTGTTAATGAGGCTGAGCTGATGTTTATAGTTGATATACTATTACTAAATATATTAGCAGTATTTATATTACTGCTATTAATTGTGGAGGTATAAATTGTATTTAAATTACTAATGCTATTATTCTGGAAATCCATATTAGCATACATTGTCATTGGATTATAGACACTGATAGCACCATATGCTGTATAACTTCTTAATCTATCTACATTCATTTCTGGGGAATAGATGTTTAATGCTTGAATATATGATGAGTAAATATTACCACAATGAAGATTAGAAGTTACTACATCATTAGTATTACATAAATTATTACCATTCATATTGACATCTCCCTCAGCATTAAATCTCCACCAATCAGAAGCAATAGCATTACTATTAATTCCACTATTATAACATATAAAAGCATTAGATGAAAACAACTGATTAGTATAAAAACCATCTATATTTACAAAATTAATGAAACTGCTGATATTAGCATATCCACCATTTAACTCATCGCCTATTAAGGTAAGATTGTTATTAGAATTATCTCTTATTAAGAATGGCTTCTTATTCGCACTAATGCTATAGAATCCTGTTGGATTTCCTAAGATATCATAAAATTGCTCTGATGTTAATGATGCTGTATTATAAACATTTAATGAAATATCTTGGAATTGTATTCCAAGAGTTGTTATACTTGAAACAGAATCTATATTGAAATACTGGAAATTAACATCATTCTGGGCAACGAAGGCACTCCATTCTGACGCTACTGGCGTCCATGTAAGATTGCTATTATAACTAAAATAACCATTATAATATCTAAATAATAGATAATCTGGACTATCAGATATTCCATAATATGTTTGATTGACCCATAGATTATTGACATTAGATATATCATTTTGTTGGAGATTAAGAGAATTACAGAAATTAATTGATGTATTTAAATATGTGTTGATATTATCTACATTTAAATATTGATTATAAAGATAACTATCCACGATAACACCATTACCGTCATTAGATAAATGAAGATATCCATCAGATTGTTCTGAAATATAACCATTTGTCTCAGATAATAATTCATAGAAGTTAGCGGTGCCTATATTTGTCAATCTATTAAAATTAATGTTTAAATCATTACTAAATGTTATATTAGTATTACTATAACTATTTACATAATCTACAAATAAGTTTTCAGTATATGGAATAGAATCAAAGACAATAGAATTATTTGTATTAGATAAGTGTAAGTATCCATCATTAGCAGTATTTAAATAAGAGTTATCCGCATGATTTACTAAGTTAAGATAATTTACATTAGATAGACTATTTACAAAATTTAAATTTACATCAGAGATTGCTTTATATAAAGACCATTGATTGACATTAGATGTTATAGAAGATGTTTGATTAGTAGATAATCTGTTTAAGATTCCAAGATTAGTACTGATATTATTAGCATAAGAACCATTTAAAGAAGATATAGTAGCATTTGAAACAAATAAGTTAGCATTTATTACAAAGTTTCCCAGTGTAGATATTGTGCTATTATTATAATCATATCCGTTGAAATATACATTTAAGAATGATGTAGAAATGTTTTGAGATATAGAAGTATTATTCTGATACAATGAAGAAAGTCCAGTGATGGTAGAAATAGAAGATAAGATTCCAAGATAATTGCTATCAATATAATTTAATGTTAATGGTGTAATAATTGATGATGGAAGATAATCTTTAATGCTGCTGCGAGCGTAAAAGATATTTGATAAATTATTAGTTATAGTATTCTTAAGATTAAGATTGCTAAAGTTGGCTTTGCCTTCATAAGTAAACGTGGATAATGTTGTAGAGACTCCTTGGATTACATTAGAAGTTATAAGACCATAATTTCCTAAAGTGGAATTATAAGATGATACATTTCTTAGATTTTCTAAAATAGTAGAATGTAAAGTGACAGTAGAAAATAATACTGTTGAAATATAAATTGTTGATGTAATGGAAGAAATTGTTGAATAGTATCTTAAAGTAGAATCATAGTAATTGATTGTGGAAAATGTGGATACTGGAACAAATCTAAAATCATTACCATAATTAAAATTTTGATTGTAGCCAACTAAATAAGAAATATTCTTTATGAAAGAATTAGATGTGTAGCCTTGTATGCTATTAACATTCAAAACATCTAAACCTATTCCATTATCTGTATAACCTACTATATCTTCACAATTGTATAAATGAGAGCGTTGTGATGTATTAGAACCATATCGTGGAACTTCTCCACCATAACCAAGATATAAATCTCCTTCTGTGTAAATATAATTGACATCAGTAGAATAGATATTCATTTCTGTGCCTATAGCACTCCCCTTGATACCAATAGAAGCCATATCATTTCTTGAACCAAGACCACCACCATTAACTATGGAAGTTTGGATACCCCCACCAAAGAATCCTGCTGGAGCCCACTGATCGATAGCACAGACTTGGGCGAAGTTGAATGGAGCAACAACAGAAGCATATCCAGCATACATCTGATTGCTGAAAGTCGCTAATGTCTGATTTACCCCACCAGTTATTGTAATACGAGAAGGACCCAATAATTCACCATATATATTTATAGCACTATCAGCATTAATTTCTACTAAAGCAGATGTATTAGGAATTTTTTCAGTAATTGTATCATAGTTAAATCTCATGTAAGCACCAGCACCAGAACCAGCAGTTCCAAAATATCCACGACCTCTATAATCATAAGAAGTATAAAAAGGAAATTCGTCTTGTGGAACAATCAATCTATAATTATGACTTAATGCTTGAATCAAACCAGTTGGAACAATAATACCATCAGTAGCCATTTTAAATTCATTTGTTGTAAATGTAAAATCTGTTGTGATACTTTCAACATCAAAACTATTAGTAGCAAGATTTACATTACAAAAAAACTGATTCATATTAGGGACGCTGTAAGTATTTGGGTCGCCAGTAATTAAATTATTATTAAGATATAAGTTATTTGATATTCCATTAAAAACTCCACCACCATTTACATATAATGTATTTATATTACTAATATTATTACCATTAGCATTTATAGTTGTTAAAGCTGGAAAAAAACTCCAATTAGAAAATGATGACGGATTATATATCGTAGAAAAGTTTGATAAAACTCCTAACGATGTTGATATGTTATTAGCATAACTACCAGATAATGAAGAGATGGAAAGTGATGATATATTACCTTTTAATGATGATAGATTAGAAAAAGAACCATTAATAGAAGATAAAGTGTACGCATTTAAAGTTGATGTTAAACTTGTATTTGTTTTTAATGATGATATAAAAGCATTAGAGGCTCTAAATTGATATGTGGAAATATTTGATGCTACTATATTTATAGTGCTGAGAGTATTAGTATTTAAAATGCTATATCCATTTCCTTGTATATTATATATCATAGGATATTTACTCCAGTCTAAAATTGATGTTGAGATAGTGGATAACAAGATATCATTACCATTAATATACAATTGACCGTTTACTGCGGTTAAGACATCGTATCCATTTGGTTGAGTATCATCTGTTAGAAACAATTTATTAGTAAGTATGTTGTTAGAAGAGATATCTGTTGTAATTATATGAATACTGGATACATAGTTCGCTATAGATATATTTACTTCTGTAGTATTAGCAGATAAATCTACAACACTTATATAATTGGCAGATATGTCTGCTACTTGTATTTTATTAGCGGATATATCTGTTGCTGATATATCTATTACAGTAATTTTTGAAGCAGATAAGTCTTGAACTATTAAATAAGGATAATCTGTAGGTAAAGGGATTTTATTTCCATTCGTAATTCCTATATACCAATTTGAATCTATTAAATTAGTATATAGAGTTTGTCTTTGTTCTTTATTTGTGTTATTCTGCCAATTGGTTATACCTATGTTTTGGTTCCAAGTTGCCATCTCTAATAATCATGATATTTAAAAGCTATCTCTAAATTTACTTGAGCGTTGTCTGGTAGCATATATGCTTGAGACGCATCATCCAACATCTCTATAGATACATTATTAAATGAATCTTGTGCTATCTTTGTTAAGAAGTTGATCGTCAAGGCTGTATAGTTTGTTACTCCTAATTGGGGACTGTTTACTGGTATAACACATAATAGATTATGTCTATTATTTGAACCCATAGCAGAACCTACTGCGATATTTGAATACAAATAGATACACTGAGTTCTTACAAGGTTGGGATAAGAGTCTGGAGTTATATTGACTCCTCCTAAAACTGCTACCATAGAATTAGCATTTGTATTATTTTGGTAAATTGATGGTTGAGAAAATCCTACTCTTATATTAAGTGGATAACCAGCAACAAAATTATAAGTTGAATTAGGATTTACTGTCTCACCGGGCGGTAAAGAAACATTATTAAACATAGTCTGTAAGAGTGGGTTATCATATCCCACCATTTCATAATATTTAGTATTATCTGAACCCGTGAATATAATCTTGTTCTGTGTGTTATCGTAAGAGAAAGAGCAATCATTAGCTGTAAAATAAGGATTGTAAGAAGCATTATCATTAGCGGCTGCTTGATTTAATAAGACTACAAAATCTTCATAAGAAGATATATAACGATTTATAGCATAAGTACCAGAATTTGGTAAATATCCATAAGGCAGAAGTCTAATCATTTTTACATTAGAAATTGTTATAGCGTCAGTCTGAGCATTTTTCTTAGCATAGACAAACTGTAAACTGTAATCTGGAAGATTTGGCATAGGAGTTGGAATTGTCGCACGGAGTAATTGACATCTTTCAGCATTTAAAATAGGAGTTGTATAGTTTGCTTGGAATGTGTTATAAAATCCATTATAAGGAGTTTGAGTATCATCTGAACTATTAATGAATATTCTATCTGGCTGATTCACATAAGATTTTACTGGCATTCTAAACTATATTAATAATATTCTACTCCAATTTCTAAATTTATATTTTCTGAATCTGGGAAATTAAAATCATCATTAGTATCTGTTTTAAAACTAAATTCTATTGTATAGATTTCTTTTGGGATATTATATAAAGGATATTTCTGGGTATTATTGTAGTATGCCACACCTAATGCGGAAGTGTTTAGTGGGACGGACATTAAGAAGTTTGGACTGCCACCATTTTCTGAACTGTAAGATGATGAAGACACAACATTACAAAACACATTTACATTTTGACTATATACAAGGCATCCATAACTTTCCGCAGTATATCTGTTCGTGTTATAAGCAAGACCCAAAGCATTTGGATAATAATCGGGAACAGGTCTTAAACGATTCTTATAAGCAATAGAATCTAATTGTTCCCCAGACCATGTCATTCCTAATCTCATATTTAATGTTCTTCCCTTTACATAAGGTTGTCCTCCCATTCCTTGGATTCCATAATTATTTGTTGTGAATCCACTTAATAATATTGATGCTTCTAAAACATTAGGATCGTCATAACCACAATAAGTATAAAAATATTGTAAATTACCATCACCATCATAGATATTATTACCAACAAAATAGAATTTATTATTGGATGAATCAAATCCAATAGAAATATCTCCACTTATAAAATATGGATTATTATTATCATTTACACATGCTTGAGATAAATCATAAGCTAAATCTTGGTATGTGTTATAATATCTATTAATTGGATATTGTGATGGCACTAAATCTCTTGAGTAATAAGAGGGGGTTAGTCTTATACACTGAAGGTATTGAATATCTGGTGGGACTGGTTCTTGATAAGGAGTTTGAAGAGGGAGTCTATAATACCAGAAAACTAATTCAGAATCTGGGATGTTAGGAGTGATGATTGGAACAGTTGCTTTTAACAAACAAATAGATTTTACATTTAAGAGTGGGATTTTTAGATTTATTCGGAATGTGTTAAAAAATCCAATAGGAGTGGAAGAATATACAATTTCCCCACTATCATCTTTACTATTAAGTGATATCTTATCTGGCTGATAAACAACACTTTTAAATCTATTATAAATATTAACTATATCAGAGTTTCTTAAATTAGTTAGTGCTTCTTGTAATGCTTCCATCTAATTAATTGTTATAGATATTTCTATTATAGTTATTTTCTGAACCAGTAGCCCATCGCAAATTAGAAACATGGTTATTTCTAGGATTTCTGTCTATGTGATCCACATAAGGTTTAGATTCTGGGTTTGGGATAAATGTCAACGCTACAAGACGATGGATAGCATATTTCTTTTTTTTTAGAGAAATTCTGTAGTATGGATTTCCTGCCAGAAATGGTTTTAATTGTTTCTTTTTATTAAAGATATTACCGGAAATATCTATATAATAGCCTTCTAAATTAGGCACATTTGCTATTGGTTGTTTAGATTCCATATATTAAGATATGAGAGTTTTAAAATTCTATAACAAAGATTTTAGGATTGTAAAAAGTTTTTGAACCTTTCATTTCTATTAAAGATGTTGTAATGTTAAATTGTGGAACTCTTAACAAGAGTTCTTTTAACAATCTAATTTTAAGTTTGGTTTGTCTTTTTTCTAAGTTTTTATAATAGTAATTCTTTCTATATTTTTCTTTATTTTCATTATAATATTGTCTATGATATAGATTTATTAATTCTTTATTTAATTTATTATATTCTTTTTGGTATTCTAATTTCTTATCTCTATTGAAATAATAATAGGACATAGATAGAAAATATAATTTGTTTTTAAATCTATTTTTATTATATAATGGATTATATTGTATGTATTCCATCATATAATAGAGCGAATGCGTTAAAAACTCATACATTAAGAGTTTTAGAGGAAGGATTGATAGAAAAATCTAAGATTTATATTTTTGTAGCGAATGATGAGGAGTTTCTGAATTACAGAAAAGTGAATCCAGAGTATAAAATAGTGGTGGGAGTTTTAGGATTAAGAGATCAAAGAAATTTTATTAGTAATTATTTTCCACAAGGTTATAATATATTATCTATAGATGATGATATAGAAGGATTTTATAAAAAAGAAAATAATAAATTAGTTTTAATACAAGATTTAAATTCTTTATTCACTACTTGTTTTCTTGATATTATTAATAGTGATATTAAGTTATTTGGTTTCTATCCTGTCCTTAATAATTTGTTTATGAAACAAACTATTACAGATGACTTGAGATTTATAATAGGAAGTTGTTTTGGTTATATTAATTCTGGTATCTTTACAACTATTACTGAGAAAGATGATTATGAAAGAACAATATTATATTATCTTAGAGATAAGGGAGTTTTAAGATATAATAGTATTAGTATGAAAACTAAATATTACAAAAATAAAGGAGGTTTACAATCTGATGGTTACAAAGATAGATATGAAAAACAATTAGAAGCAGTAAAATATTTATTAGAAAAGTATCCAGAATATGTTAAAAGAAAGAAATCTTTTAAAAGTGGATTTCCAGAAATTAGGTTGTTTGAGAAAAAATAGGCAGCCGCCCTCCAAAATGGAAAAGTGAAGGAGTGAATAGTTGAAGGTTTTTCAAAAACTAAAGCTATATAATTCTTTTTTTTTTTTATTTTTCCCATTTTTTTACTTTTTTTTCTTTTTCTATAGGATAAGTTTTTAACCATCCTTCACTCTTCACCTTTCACTTTAATAAAAATAGAATTCATTTATCCCTTTTTATAACAATTTCCAAAATTAGTATGTTTATAAATCACAAGACCATCTCTAACTATCTCTATAAATCGTTTCCCTAGTGAAAGAGCATTAGTTGCTCCAACAGCAACACAATTCTCTTTTTTACACCAATTAGAATAAACTATAAAGAGGTCGCTCATAGTTAACCAATCATCCCAATCATCTCCAATTGTTCTAATAAACTTCCTTTCTAGATTTTCTTCTAAATCTAATACTATCTCTTTATAATCAGATTGAGGGAGAGTCATGGGATTAAAATCACTAATATCAATACTTTCTAAATAATTTCCAATAGTAGCACCAGCCTCTTTGGTAAACAATACACTTCTAACTTCAACCCAGAATGGTTTATCTTTACATTTCAAACTAGAAGAATTATAGAGAGCAAATCTTCTATCTGTTTCAGTTAATTTAATAGGATTACCTTTGTTAGTAGTGAAAACAAATCTATTAAAATTCTGAACTGTAAATTTTTTATCATTTTTAGGATTAAATTCTTGGGTTTCAGAAGTAATAAATGATTTTAAAATATCATCATTTTCATAACACACCATTTTATTCGCTTCTTCTAATTTAACTAATACTTTATTTGCTCTTGAAGCATCATGCTTTTCAAATAGTTGCTGTGTCTTATTATAGTTATAATAATAAGTATTACCAATAATAAAGTTACCAATAAAATCAAATAATGTATCTTTACCAGAACCTTCTAAACCAGTAATAACAAGACAAGTCTTAGGAATATCATAAGGTTTTTGAATCATGTGAGCTATCCAATTGAGAAGATATTTTCTTGTTTCTGGTTTTTCATTAGATAGTAAATCTAAAAGAATATTAAATAATTCTAAAACTCTAGGATTAGAATCCATGGTATTAAACTTATATTCAAATTGTATAGGAAGTTTATCTTCTTTAATATAAATAGGAATAAGAGTTTTCATACAATTAATATTTTTAACACTACCTCCATAATTAAAGAGTTTAATGCCAGTAGGACTATTCTGTTTGAATTGTAATAAAGATTTATTAGAAGTGATAGCACTATCAATATCATTTTTAGAACATCCCCATCTTTCAGTTTCATGATTAAAAATAAAAATATCATTTCCAACTCTTCTTGCTTCCACTATTTTAGAAAACTCCTCAGCAGCATAAGAATCGTCTATAATAACATTTTCAGGTACAAGATTTTCTATAACAAAATCAAAAGAATGATTTAATTCTTTGACATCAAATTCTATTTTATAATTCATTTTAGTTGAAATATAAGATTCCATTTCTCGCAAAATAGAAAAAGGGAAATTAGTTTCATTATCTAATTTTCTTATAAATCCTCCATCAAATATTAAAACTTCAAATGGTCTATTAATACTTTTAAGATATTCATTAGCACATAATAAAATTTTATTTTCAATATCTTGAGCGTAAATAGCACATAATGAACTAAGAGGATTGCGTTTTTCTAATTTCTTAGCATGTTTAAGAATCTCTGGATGTTTAAGACCAATATTATTGGAAATATGTATAAGTTCTTCATATAGTTTAGGGAAAATTGGATGTTCGTTTCTACTATCTCCAAAAAAGACACTTATACATATTTCTTTAGCTTCACATCTTAATTTATTATATTTAATCATAATATCAGAAATAATAATATCTCTATTATCAACAAACTCTTTAATAGTATCACAAATCCAACCTTCTTTCTTAGCCAATTCTAATAAAATAATAGGTTGTGCGTTTTTCATGTCAATATCCCAATAATATTTCTTTGCTAAACATGCTCTAATTTCTTTAGGAAATGCTTGTAATCCTATGCTATTCATAACATACAATCTTCCAATAGCCAGAGTTTTCCAATCTTTTCCATAAGCATATTCCACATGAACTTTATTTCCGTTAACTGTTCGTTTCTTATAAGCACGAAGTCTTTTCTTGGAATCATGATTAACCCCATTATGGCGTAATAATGATTCCATAGCGTCAATATCATATATCTCGGTGAGTAGCATTTTCTATATATATAAAATATTTTTTATTTAAGTAGCCGGGTTATTCAAAACTTCAGAAATATTTTCAACCGGGGATTTATCCTTATTTTTTTTAGAACGCTTCTTATTTTTTTCTGCCGATCGGGCTAATTCTTTCTTATACCATCCGAAACCATATAATATATCATAAAGTGTTGTTCCATCATCTAATACTTGTATTAACTCAGCAAGGGTTTTATTTCCACGAGGCATTTTTTCTTTCTATTTATAAGAAAAGAAAATCTTTTAAACCGGGAAGAAAACCAACTAACTTTCATCTTTAAACAAAGATTCAAACCCGTTAAGTTTCTTATCTATAAATTTTTGTTCCTCCTTTTGTTATACCTGAAAAAATAGGTATTTTTGGTCTTCCTCGTGTTCTTGTATTTGTTCCTGTATCAACAGTTGGAATAGGAGAAACAATAGAAGGTGGGGGTGTAGAAACTCTGCTCGGTGGTTGTGTGGAGACTATACTTGGAGTAGGAGAAGATTCCAATTGATGGTACACCCTTCTAAGACTTTCTTCAAATTGTTTTCTATCTGGTTGTGGAGTAGATGGCATAGGAGAAATAGATTCTGATATAGGTCTAAATCCAAAATCATTTCTTTTAATTACATATTGAGGAGTAATATTGGCTTGTGTCTCTTTTGTAGCTAAATCTGGTTTTGGTTTAGGATTTAAATTATCATAAAAATCTGGCATTTTTTTTAAAGCAGAAGGGAAAAGAGATGATAAACCAATTTGTGGCTGTATTAAAGATATAGAAACATTAGCACTTGTAACATTTGGCTGTCTTTTCTTTTTTGGTAAACGTTTAGTGCGTTTCTTCTTTTTATCAACCATCTAAATAGGTTTAATAAAATGGATATAAATTTATTATCAAATGCTGGATTATCTGCGGGAACTATAAGTGTTATATTAATAATATATCATATAGGAAAAGCAATAATAAATAAAAGAATAGTATCAGATTGTTGTGGTCGTCGTGGAGAAGTCGGAATTGGAATAAGAAATATGCCAGAAACTCCACCACAAGAAACTCCACCACAAGAATCAAAACCACAAGACCCAAAACCAGAAATTATTGTAGATAATAATAAATAATTTATAATAGATGTCTTATAAAGAACCAAAAATCAAAGTAATCCCAGCACAGAATGCGATACCCGATAAAAAGATAGATGCTATGAAACATAAAGATATTCTCCCAGAAGTTCCTTGTAATATCATGGTTTTAGGACGTTGTAAGAGTGGTAAGTCATCTTTTATTTATTCACTCATGACGGAGTTTCTGGTATATGGAAAAAATAAAAAATCAATCTATGATGAAATGATTATATATCTTGGTACTCAAGATTCTATGGATGCTTTTGAAACTATAAAATGTAAGAATAAAACTATTCTTCATGAATTTGATGGAAATGATTTTGAAGAATATCTGGAGGATTTAAAGAAGCATCAGATGGAAAAAATAGATAAAGGGAAAAAGCCTTTATCTGTGTGTATTCTCATGGATGATTTTGTCGGAGAGGGGGCTTTAAAGCCAACCAAATCCGGAAAAGCACCTATTTTACAGAGACTTGCTTTAACATCAAGACACGAATGTAATGCGACTATTATACTCGCATCTCAAACCTACAAATCATCAGGATTAGCAAACCCAGCATTAAGAAATAATATCCATTATTATATTTGTTATTCTATGTCACGGAATGATATAGAAAAGTTTGTGGAAGAACATCAAGGTATGTATGAAAAGGATGAATTGATAGAACATTTTTTAAGAGTATTTCAAAAACCTTTTACATTTATTATGGTGAACTATAACAAACCAGAACATCTACGATATACAGAAGGATTTACTAAATTATTACCGATACCAAAAGCGATGGAAAAGAGTACCATTTTTAAAAAAGATAGAAAAGAAGATATAAATAATAATACTAATATATAGAATGGTAAAGCATAAAAAGACAAAGATACCAGACCATTTTACACAAGGATTAACTGCTTTATTAAATAATCCCGATTTGAATCCTCATTCAGAAGCATTTTTTCAAATGAAATCTGCTTCGGGATTATCGTTATATGATATGGTGACTTATGCGGGAAAAAAGAAACCATCCCAGAAACAAATAGACGATCAAAAATCTCAAGCTCGTTTAAAAAATCTTGAAAAATAGATTTTAAACAAAAAAACAATATATAGAATGTCCGCAGTCGCTCTTACTTCTTATTCTGGTATCCCTATGACGGATGTAGTGCCTGCCGCAGCGAGACTTGGTGGTGTCTCTAAATCGTCAATACTTGCGGGTCGGAGAAGAATAAGATTCCAACCACAGACAGGCACAACCGCCAGCCCTGGTAATATTTGTCAGTTTGTTCTGGCGGACTCAACTTGCCTTCTGGACGTCAATAGTGTCGTGTTCTCGGCTACTATTACAACATCAAACGCTCAAAATGGAGGCTCTGGTCCTGTGACTATGGATGATGGTCCCAGTTGGTGTCGGCGCCTACAACTATCCGCGAACGGGAGCTTAATTGAAGATGTTGATAACGCTCATCGCAACGCTAACGCACAGGTATATATGGCTGCCGATAAAGCATGGATTCAGGGTGCTGGTTCATTTGCTGGTTATTGGAAGGACAGCCCCGCCCTTGCCTCATCAACTGGTTCTTATGTTGCCCCTACTGCTGTTTCAACTCTTGGTGGTGTTTCGTTAGTAGAAGGTGATGTAAAAGCCGCCATCACAAACGCTTCTTTACGCTACAAGGCTGGTATGTCGGTAGCAGTTCCACTTGGTCTCTTATCAGGTGCTACGCGTGGAGCATCCTTCTGGCCACTTAGTCATATGGGGGAGTTGGTTTTCCAATTTACCCTCGCTCAGGCTCAAGAGGCTACTATCGCTACAGGCACAGATATTGGCACTTATGCGTTATCAGATATCTTCCTTGAAGCAGATTTAGTTACACCATCTTACGCATACAGCCAGATTTTAAATATGTTAGTCCAAGACCCTAATGAGCCAGGGCTAGTTTTACCAGTAGAAACCACCATCGTCCAGCAAGGTCAGGTCATTAATTCTGGTACAAATATGGACTCGGCAATCGTCGTGAGCAGAGCCACTAATAATTTACGGAAGGTTGTTCTGACTACCCAGCCTACAGGTGGTTTAACGGCTCCCACATTCCCCTCTGTTTCGTGCTTTGGCAACAATTCTTTCCAACAGATACAGTGGAGAACTGGTAGTCTTTATTTCCCATCACAGCCTGCTAACTCGCTTGCTCGTGCCTTTTGGATGTCGCAAGAAGCCTTTAATGGTGGTGAACCCATCCATGCCTATAACGGTGTGGTAAATTGGAATACTTATGGTCTTACCACAAGCTCAAGTGGCACGGTGACAAGCCCTACAACATATAATACAGGCCAGCTTGTTTATAATGATAAGTTCATATTATGCTACAATTTTGATAATTTCCACGGTGGGGAAGAGTTAGAAGCCGATGGAGTGTCAATCTTAGGTAATAGTGGCAGCCAATTAATTTCCCAGTTACGCAATAGCCCTGGTGAGAATATCGTCGCAAATGTTTCAGTTATTGCTACAAAGTATCTCCATCTCAAGGATGGCGGTCTCCGTGTGGTTGGTGCTTGATGATATGGCAGATAAACCCATTTAAAATATTTAAATTTTATTTTATTTCTTAAAAGAATAAAAATAAAATTTCTTACAAAAAAAAATCCAAAAAATTGATTGCCGGATTTTCCCGGCTTATAGTATAGAGAAAGATGGAGGAAGTGTATAAACCTATTCCCGAGTTTCCCAACTACCAGATTTCAAATCTGGGTAATGTCTTAGGTAAAAACAATTATGTTATTACACCAATTGTAAAAAAGCATGGAGGGGCTGAAATATCTCTTTATAAAGAAGGTAAACGCAACTATCGTCTTCTGGCAAAATTAGTGGCAGAAACATTTAATTTAGAAAAGAAAAATGAATCTTTGGTACTTGGTTTTAAAGACAAAAATAAATTAAATGTAAGTCTAAATAATCTTATTTATATTGATCGGTCAGATAGTCAAATCAATTCTAAAGAGAAAGCATCTTATATTACATTTCATAAACAAAGAAATAAGTTTGTTTGTCAAGGTCCTAAGCCAGATAGGATTTTCGTAGGAAGATTTGATACTTACGAAGAGGCGTTGGAAGCAAGACAAAATGTTCTTGGGTTTTAATAGATGGATAAATTTATGGAAGTTTTAGATAATAATAAAGATATTTTTACTGATGGAGAATATTTATCTTTATGTAATGATATAAAAGCAATATATGATATAAATAAAAAAGTTGATAAAATATCTTTACCACCTATAAATAATTATGATATTATGTTAATAGATTATGAATATATTAGAAAAGAATATATAGAAAATGATTATGAAATAATGAATAAATTAGAAAATTGTTTTTTTTTAAAAAGTTTATATTCTAACATATTACAAGCTTTACATTATATGATATTAAACCAGACTGTTTATTGTGCTATTCTATATGAACGAATAAATAAGTTTTTTTCTATTGATACTAATGATAATATAATTATAATTTTATCAAATGAAAAATTAGATAAATTATTAACAAAAAATAAAGATTATACTACATGTATGATATCATTTTCTAATAATAATAAAAGAAGATTAAAAAAATATATAATGTAATAAAAAATGTTCTTGGGTTTTAATTAACAGGATTTACCATATTATCTAACATTTGGTATAACCCTATTGTTTTAGCATTATTATATAAAAAATCATGATTTTTTCCAACTACACTTTTTTTTATAATATTATTAACATCTGACATAACAGTTTCATATAATTCATTTAATGTTAATTTAAAATTTTCATTTTCTTTCATAAACTTATATATAATTCCTAAAATTATTGGTATTTTTAAATTTTTATTATCACCTTTAAATAAAGATTCAAAACATTTATCTAATATAATAAATTCATCTGGAAATAATTGAGATAATCCTATTTTATGTTCTTTTTCAAATTCACCAACTAATCCTACAGTATAAAAAATAGTAGTCACAAATTCTAATTCTAAATCTGACATCATCTTTCTATAAATAAATAAGATAATATCTTTATATGAATTTTTGAACAGAAAAATCTGATTTCAGAATTTTGTAAAAAAAGGAAGTGGGTAAAACTGAATTACATTTTCCCGGAAATCTAAAAAAAATCTATACA